ATTTCTTCCAGTTTGTTATGCACGACGTTGGCCAGTCCGGCGAAATCTTCTACCTGCATGACCTCGCCGGGTTTGCTCTCACAGGCCATAAACGAGATGCCCCTGAGCATGGAGACGATGCTGGATAAGTCTTGATGGGATTCTTCGCTCATTGCGTAGTGCGAATGGGCAGTGTCAACGTGGGTTTGAGTAGTCATTGCGACCTCCTGTTATAGCGGGTTTGTTTTTCCGCTCGCCCGCTGCTAAACGGGTGGCAGAACCGTGCGGGTTAGCAGACCGGCTAACAGGACCCGGCAGGGCTTTCGCCCTCCCGCACGGCCCGCCATTGGAGGCCAATTGCGCATAAAAAAAACCGCGATGAGCGCGGTTGTGCGCCTGTTAGTTTCCGGGCTGCTAAACCCGATGGGGGCATCGTACCGGAAGCGCGGCGCGTGTCAAGGGGGCTGTATTTTCTGCTGGGGAGATGTCTGAGGTCATGCGCGCAGGGTGTCTTGTGTTCCGCGCGCGCGAGTGCGGGGTGTTGTGCAGTCTGTTTTTACAACAGTTAAAACTTTATTGCTTGTGGTACTATAATATGGTACTATTCAAAGCATGAACAGGAAACACAAAAAAACCATCGCCATGATTTTCTCCCGCCCGGTACATTCCGGCCTTCCGTGGCAAGACATTGAGTCTCTGTTCAAGGCGCTTGGAGCGGAAATCAGTGAGCGTGAAGGTTCTCGCGTTGGCGTCCGGTTATTCGGCGAACAGCGTGTCTTTCACAGGCCACACCCTTCGCCAATGACGGACAAGGGCGCTGTGGCATCCATCAAAAAATGGCTCGAAGAAAACGGAGTGACACCATGAACAATCTGATGACAATCGGCGGACAGCAGGCCGTCATTTCATTCGACCCGGATATCAACATGTTTCGTGGCGAATTTGTCGGACTGGCTAGCGGCGGTGCTGACTTCTACGCTGTGGATGTTGACGGGCTTCTGCGCGAAGGTGAAACCTCACTGCGCGTTTATCTTGATATGTGCAAGGAAGACGGTGTCGAACCTTTCCGCTCATTCTCTGGGAAGTTCAACGTGCGCATTACGCCCGCGCTGCATGCGGCATGCACAGCGGCAGCAGAGTCGTCTGGCAAAAGCCTCAATCAATGGGTTGCCGAGACACTGCAAGAGGCTATGGCCTGAAAACCTACCGCAACCCCGCCGCGACGTGATCCAGTATCAGCGTCTCCATCGCCTCCAAATCGTCCTTTGAAAACCCCAGCAGCGGGCGGGCAGGGTATTCACAACACCTTGCAGATTTCACAGTCAGATGCGCATAAAGCGGTTGACTATGTACGGGAGTCCCGTATAATTAAAAACATGAGAACCGTGATCGAAACCCCTCTCTTTGAGAAACAGGCCGCCGCAATCTGGTCGGAAGATGAATACAACGCCTTCACGTTCTGGATAGCCTGCAACCCTGATGACGGAGATGTCATTCCGGGAACGGTGCCAGCCGCGCGCAAGGTTCGCTGGAAACGGCGCGGGACAGGAAAGAGTGGTGGTGTTCGCGTAATCTATTACCACTTGTATGAAGACGGCGCGGTGTTGTTGCTGACTGCATACGCAAAAAATGAACGCGAAACGATCAAGGCAGACAAAATCAATAAACTTTCAAAGAGGGCATGATATGAAAATCGCCGATCTCAAAGACATCGATGTAGAGGCCGTTGCCAGAGCAATCGAAGCCGATGCAGGCGAGCCTGTACCGGGTATCCGCGAGGCGCTTGCCCAGGCAAAAGCGGGTGAGTTCGCGCGCATCACAACGCCAGAGCAAATGCTTTTGCGTGAGGCGCGCAGAAAAACTGGCATGAGTCAGCAGGAATTCGCCAAAACCATCTCAACGCCTGTTGCAACGTTACGCGATTGGGAACAGGGGCGCTTCGATCCGCCGGGCGGCATAATGTGCCTGATGAAGCTCATCGCGCGGCATCCTAATCTTGTCGAAGAACTTGCCTGCGCCTGAAAACCTACCGCAATCCCGCCGCGACATGATCCAGTATCAGCGCCTCCATCGCCTCCAGGTCGTCCTTTGAAAACCCCAGCAGCGGGCGGGCAGGGTATCTGACGGTTTTTTTCACCTTGTCGGATATCTTGTCGCGCAATCCGAAGTGATGGACGGCAGCAATCTGGCCAGCGCGGCTCTTGAATTCGATCCGCACTTCGTCCGATCCTGCCTTGATCCTGATATGGCTGCTCTGCCGCAGCTTCCCGAACATTTTGGTGCGCAGGTTCTTTTTTCCGGACTGAGGTTTTCGAGGTTCAAAAGCGGAGCCGTCCGGCGCGACGTTGGCGGCGATCCGGCGCTGGTTTTCCTTTCTGAGCAGTTGGCCAAGCTTGAGGCCGATCTTTCGCCTGCCCGCCGGGGAAAGCGCAGCCATGAGGCCGTTAAGCGCCATGTTGACCTCTTTCAACCCCTCAATGCCGTCGCTCATACAATCTCCATGAAGCTTCTGCCTGTCGTCCCGTCGCGCCCGCCTGCGGACAGCGGCTCATGATAGAGCGCGTGCAGCGTTGCCCAGGCCAGATCGGCATGGGAAACCGCCGCAGAACGATCCGCCTTGAAGGTCATTTGCCGCCCGGAATCGGTAGTGGTTTTTCGGATCGCCATGAAGGATTGGGCCATGTCGACCCAACTCGCGTCGAATTCGATCCGACCCTTGTTGAATGTGTCCAACCCTTTGAGCACAAGGCCCGTCTTGGTTTCGACGGAATAGTTGATAGCCTCAGCCGCCGGGAAGAACTGGCGCACAAGCTCAAGAACGCCGTGCCCCATGCCGGTGGCGTCGATGGCGATATGGGTGACGTTGTACCGGAGCGAGGCGTTGCGGATCGCTTGCGCCTGCGAATTGAAATCCATGCCACGGAACTGCTCGCGCTCCAGCACCCGGAATTTTCCGGTCGGGGTCTCCGGCGGAGCGACGATTACCATCGCGGCACTGTCGCCCGTGAGCGATGGGTCATAGCCAATCCATACCTGCCTGTCTCCGAAGGGGCGCAACGCGAAAGGATGATAGTCAGACCACACGTCCCACGAATCGACCATTGCCCGCATGAGCAGAGACATCGGAAAGACGCTGGCCGTGTCATCCACGAACTGGCACATGAGCAGATTTTCATATTCGCCTGGGCCGTATTCGAGTTTGAGGTCGTCGAGGTCAAAGAGGTCGCACCCGCCCCGGATGGCATCTTCGACGGTAACGATTTGCCGCCAGTGTTTGTCCGGCCCGAGCGCCCCCGCCGCCAGATCGGCGTGCGAGAGCGCGAAGACGGCCTGCTCGTTCTTTGGCCGTCTGCGGTTGAACATGTCACCGTTCCAGAATGGGTAGGCTTCATGATTGATCGAGGAGGGCGTCGAAAAGTACGTCTGTCGCCATTTCTTGTGCAAGGCCATGCCGGAGGCCACCTTGCGCAGTTCGGAAAAATTCTGCGTCCAGAAGTATTCGTCGAAGTACAGATTGCCGTGGTAGCTCTGCGCCGTGCGGCTGTTTGTCGAGAGAAAGTAGAGGGCCGCGTCGTTTGGCAGGATGATCGGCGAGCCGGTGAGTTCGACTTCCTCTTCGGCGGCGAAGGAAGCGATATACTGTTTGAATACGTGCGACTGCGCCTTGGAGGCAGACAGGAAAATCTGATTCCGCCCTGTCTCGATGGCGTCAATCAGCGCCTCACGGGCGAAGTACCACGTCGCGCCGATCTGGCGGGACTTGAGCAGGTTACGGATGCGGTGTGTCTCTCCGGCGGCGTACCAGACGCGCTGATAGTCGTAGAGCGATTCCATGAAGCGGTCGCGCAGCTTTTCGCCTTGTTCTTCCGTGATGACGTTGCGGGCGGGTTTCTTTTTCGGCCCTGCGTTGCGGTTGGCCACCTTGGGGTTGAGATCCGTTTCGTTCCCGCCGTCCTGATAGCGCCGGATGCGCGCCGCGCGCTCCATCTGGCGGCCCAACAGGTCGATTTCCTTGTAATCGCAGGCTTCCTTGTTTTCCTTCATGACAAGCTGAATCAGCCGCGCTTCCAGTGCGCTTTCGGTGCGCTCTATCGGAGAGGCATGATCCCATTTGTCACGCTGCTTCCAGGACGAAATGGTTACTTTGGGAATCCCCAACAACTCACTGATCCGCGCCAGCCGCCAACCCATCCAGTAGAGCGTTCGGGCGCGGATGCGCGGCTCCTGGTCGTTGAGATTGTCAGGCAGCAGAGGGTTGATAGAGATCTGACAGGCAGCCGTCGTCACGGCGTGACCGGCCCAATGATGGGCGGCGTATCGAACGTGCGTACCAGATCGCTACCGATCCAGAATTCCCACCGCTCGATCTTCCGATCGGGTTCCACAAGCGGCTCCGGCGCATGCCGGACGGTCGCAACCGTGCCCGGCCCGGCCAACCCTTCCGGGATAGGGATGCGAATCACTTCACCAGGCGCTTCGCCTTCCGCTTCTTTTCCTTTTTCACCCTCTTCGCCGTCGTCGTATGAATCTTCTCCGCCATCGTCCGGGTCGGGCTGGGCGGCAAGCGCAAGCGTTACGGTAACGCGCTCAGTGAGTTTTGCGAGCCGGATCTCAATGTCGGCTTTGCCCCCATCGAGCACGTCGACTTCAAACGAAAAATCCGCACGACGATCCTTGTTTTGCAGGATGTCGGGCTGTGCCGTGTGGAGCCATGCGACGACGGGCAAAAATAGCATGTCGGCAGGCCCGGCATAGTCGGTGATGAGGGCAACGAGATCGTATTGATACTCGAACGACAAACCGCCATGCATGGTGCTGTGGATTTCGCCGCGTTCGATGCGGACAGTGAGCGCCTGCGGGTTTTGCGCGAGATATGGGATGGCGCTGGCCAGCGCGGCGCGGAGCGAATCAGGCTTGATCATGGATCAAGTTTTACGCGGATGCGCTAAAAATATAACCGCCGGGTGTTGTGGCAGCGATAACCACAACACCCGGCGGCGGGTTGTAAAAATAGAGCAATCGGTTCTGAGCCGTTACGAACAAAGCGATTTAAGCCGCTCGCGCAGCGTCTCATTCACAAGCGCCTGCCAGCCGCACCCTTTTTCGCGCAAGGCGGCGAGCACATCTGGATCAAAGCGCATCTTCATGCCCACTCTAGCTCGTAATTCCCTATCTAGCACGTCCGTCTCAGGGGTCGCGCTCATGCCTCCCCCTCTTTGCACCGTCACGTAGCGCATCCCCATGAAGATTTCTTCCAGTTTG